GTTTTACTGCTCTTACGAGCACCATAATGAGTATCGGTTATCAGAGCAATTTTCATGAATAAAGTTTAGATTGAATGTTCTCCTTAATGGTATTATAATCGGAAGTATTGTAAATGTCACCATCTCCACTAAACACTTCATCAAATCCTGATCGTTCAATGATCTTAGTCCGAATATCCATTTGACGTTTTTCCTTTTGAATCCTTCTCAGGAACGCATAGTGAATGATCTGAGTGAAGTATGCAAAAGGATTAGAAGACTTCTCTGGATCAAAATTCTTAATGTATTGGACACAGTTTTCAATGCCATCGCAGATCATGTCCTCCCTAAACATATAGTTCACAAAATTAGGTTTGTATGAGAGGTGAGTGGCAATCTTGAGAAAACATTCTCCAAGATAATTAGTGATACGAGGAGTTGGTTCTCCTTTCTCGTGTGCTATTCTAACTTTGTTTCTGTAAACAATCAGTGCTTCTAAAAACTCTTTATTGTTTACATAATGTTCTGATTTTTTTCTAGTTCTGGACATTTCATGATTTCTTTTTAAGTATGTTCATATTATAGCATAAAACTAAAAGGCTTGACAAGTTCAAGTATTTTAAGTAGAATCACTCTGTCAGGGTTAAAGGGTTACTTTAGCTACTTTTATAAAGTCTTTCTAAAGACTCTCTAGCATTAGAGATGGATGATAAGAATCCCATTTTTTCATTTACTCTTGTTTGATTTGTATCTCTATTTTTATCTCTTAAGTATCTATTATAAACTGAAATAATTTCATCGTCATTAACTTCACTAATAGTTATTATTTTTTCCATATTAATAACTAAGATTGCATCACTTGACATTGACATCCATGGATTTATTTGAATAGCATTCACTCCCATTTGACGAATAGTGATTATTTCAAATGTAACAGGATCTTCTAAAAGCAATAGGGTTTTTTCTTCTTCTTCACATGGAGTTACTTTAGCAAATATTTCTTCTCCAGATATTAATTTAATAGTTGCATAGAATTCGTCTTTATACATTTTTCTTTAAACTTACTTGTACGATTTCATAATTGAATTTCTCTTGATTATAAATCTTGATTCTTTCAACCAAATGATTTAATGTATAATTTTTTCTTGATTTAAAAGTTATATCGTCAGCAATATCATAAAGAACTGCTTGAGTCTTGTTGTCTCCTTTTCTTAGAACTCTTCCGATTGATTGTAAGTTTCTAACTCTTGATTTGGATGGTGATGCAAAGATTACATTGTGTAGATTCTTAATGTTGATACCAGTTGAAAATGTTCCATAAGATGCAACAATTACAGCATTGTTTTCTTTTTCTGTGATCTCTCTAACTAGTTCTCTTTGTTCTGCGTCAACTCCACCGTGTACATAAAATATTTTACGATTATCTTTCACAGAATTATTTATTAATTCGTAGAGTGGTTGTCCATGAGATTCTACTCTACTAAACAATACAAGACTATTGCCTTTTAAATCCAAGACCAAGTTTTTGATAAAGTTATTTCTTTTTTCGTGCCCAATAATATATTGAATCTCATCTTCATAAGTTTCAAACTGTTGTGAATCATGCTTCATCAGCAAAACGTGAATTTGTAACTGTGAAAGATGTCCCTTATCAATAAGATCTTTTGTTTGTGTGACTTTGTATGATGGTCCAAATAATCCTTCTAACACCCATTTATGCGTCTGTGTGCCATCTAATGTTCCAGTGAAACCAAATCTATATTTGGCACTGTCCATCTTGGTCATGATGCTCACTAGAGACTTAGACTTAAATAGGTGTGCTTCGTCTCCGATGATAACTTCAAAGTCCTTGAAGAATGATCTTTGTAATTTGTAAATAGACTGCCAAGTTGTAATTGTGACAGGTGCTTGATTTGTCTTTTCTTTACCCGAATAGATCTTATGGCAATAATCTTCTGCATTCCATCCATAGTCCTGGAAGTCCTTGAACATCTGCTCTACGAGAGATGTAGTTGGAACAACAAGAAGAATTTTTTTATTTTTTTCTGAAAAGTATCTCACCACAGAATAAATCATCAAGGATTTACCAGAAGCAGTTGGTGAAATTAACAGTTTACGATTATATCTAAGTGCATCATATACTGCATCAACTTGATAATCTCTTGGTTTAAATTTGGCAATCCGTGTCATATAATCCTTGACACCCTCTCTTGAAATCATTTCATTGACTTCAAATGGAGCACCATAGAACTTATTATACTCAAACTCTACTGTATATCCAGAGTTTTTTGCCCATGCCATTACTTTATCAAGAAGACCAACATAGATCTCACCAGTATGAGAACTATACAGTCTGATCTTTCCATCCCAATACTTACTACGGTATTGAGGCATGAACTTTGCACCAGGAACATCAAACGTAAAATGGTCAGATAGTTCTTGGTTGATATGTGGTTCTGCTTTGATTGTTACATATACCTCATTCTTTTTACGGATAACGAGATCTGCCATCAACTATAACCCCTTATAAACTGTTGCCACTCAATAGAATTCTTAATTTGATAAGTTCTATTATTGATGGTTTTTAGGATACTATCCAAATAATTTAACATTATTTGGTAATAATCAATCTTACTACTAATCTTGATAAGATCTTCATCGGCATCTATGTACTTGTCTACATCTTGCCTTAAGACTTTATAATCAAATGGTTTATCAATATACACTTCTGGGTCTGCTTTGCCCGTGTAATATTGCCATTTATCTTTTTTGAGTTGCTTTAATTTGTTTTCTTCAATCTTCTTCAGCAGAAGAATATTATTTAAAATTTTATAATATTTTGCATGAAGAGAAGGAATCTTTGTAGACTCTGCGTGTAGATTGTCTTCGTCTATTTTTGAATCTTCTTCCCATAATGTTTGAATTTCATCAAGATTCATAAATCAAATCATAAAACCACTATATTATATATCGAGTATTTAAAAGTGACTTCTGCAGTGACATAATCAATGTCTTCTGCAGTTGCGTCAAACTGAACTGTAGAAAGACTTACGGGGAATACATCTTTGAAATCTATTCTTGCAATCTCATTAAAATTACTGTTGTAGATAAAGAGACTTGCATCCGAATACTCATTCATTGGATCCTTAGATGATATACTCGGATCATATATATTTTCTGCTTTCATATCAATAAATTCTTGGACACTTTCTGGATATCCAAGACCCCTTAACCAATTATGAACTTCCATGTAGTTGGTTAAGTTTTCGTCAACAAAAAATCTTAATGTGAAATCTTGATATGTTAACTTATCCCCAGGAACTGGAATGTCCTTCAGATAAGTTGGTTGTAGAGCAAATCCAAGATTGATACCTGGAATTGAAGCAGAGTTTGAAAAGAAGTCTGCTTTGGGTACTCTTGTAATTGAAAATTTAAATCCTACAGGAGAAAGATAGTTCCTGTTATCAATTTGATTAGTCCAGGGTTTCATTCTCCTCCTCCATTTCCACCATTACCATTCTCCTCAGATTCGGAATCTTGAGTGTGACCATTCTCTTTTGCTAACATTCCTGCACGATCTATCATGAAACCTGCTGGAATATTCTTACATTTTTTATCAGTAAAACACCAATACTTCCCCGAAGGACATCTTTTTTTAGATGCTTCACTGATGAAATTTTGATATGATTTCATGAGTTTTATATTTATTTAGATAAAAAAAGAGGGGCATTCGCCCCTCCTGTATAACCTTGTGGATCTAATGGATCACATGAGGTTGTCAACACGTACTCTTCTGTAGTAGCGGTTGCTGTTTGCCTTGATACGACCAAGACCTTGACCATCAGCAAATGAACCCTCAGCGAATGGGTTAGAAACCATTCCGTAACGGGTCTTGAATCCGATCTTGGGTTGGAAGGTGTCCTGACCAACGGCACGAACCATTTGGAGAGGAACGTATGGGCAATAGAACAGACCAGCGTCATAAGGTGAAGAACCCTTATAACCAACAACGTAGTACTGATTAGCAGAAACGTTTGCAGAATAAGGATCGATGTATACACGATACTTACCTTGGAGAACACCAGCGAAGGTGTTGCCAGTGTCGTCAACGTTGAGGTTGGCGTTCAGAGCAGGGGTGTAATCAAGAACACCTGCCATGGTGAGTGCGGAGGCAACGTCTGCAGAGCAGAGGATCATGTTGCCCTTCCCTCTACGAGTTCTTTGGGCGATAGCGTTCGCATCTCTTTCAATTTGGAACAGCAGACCCTTGAACTTCTCAACGCTCCAGCGACCGTTGGAGTCAACGTCCAGGTCAAAGATACCTGAAGTTGCGGTGTTTGCAGCAGCACCAGGCTCAGCAACCTTATAGATGGTTCTGATGACTTCACGGTTGATTTCTGCAAGGATCTCAGTTGACAGAATGTTTGCCAACTCAGCTTCTGCGTTCAGACCGTGAATTGCCTTGAGGTCCTGAGCGAGTTCGAGTGAATACTCGGCCTTCAGTGCTCTTGACTTTGCAGTAACGGTGACTTTCTCAATAGAGAATGCCATCTCGTTGAATGCATTACCAACACCGTCGCCAAGAGTCTCAGCGTCGCCAGTGTGCATACCCTGACCAACTGCGTACTCAGCTTGTGAGATTGACGAGTTGAGAAGACCAGGATTTGAACCGAGGTTGGTGGAACTAGTAGTACCGAAACCAACTGACACACCGTCAGATGCTTGAGCGGTGTAAAGACCTTGCTCCAGATTGTAGCCGCTGTCCTGACCAGAGAACTGTGACTGTGCCTCGTCAAAGAGTGCCTCAGTACCAGACTGGTTGGTGTAGCGTGAACGCATTGCAAAGATCAGTCCAGTAGGACCGTTCATTGGTTGAACGCCTGCGAGGTCATAAGCGACCAGGTTGGGCATTGAACGTCTGATCAGCGAGATCAGAACGGGGTCGAAACCTGCGGTAGCACCACCAGCGGCAGAGCTACCACCGAATGCACCAGATGCACCAGCAGCGTTAGCAGCGTTGGTGGGTGATTCGGAGAGGAACGCACGCTCCTCGGTCATGAATTTTTCTTGGTTTTCGAGCAGGACAGCGGTTACCATTCTGCGATGGGAATCCCTAATAGGATCAACTCCATCATAATCAAGTAATGGTGCCCACTTCTCCTGCAGATGCTCAGAATTGAACATTTGCATTTGATTTTACCTCTTTAAAAGTGTTTGTGGTTTAGTTTATAATGTAAAACTTACTTTTTAGAAACTCTCTGGAGTGCAGACAGATAACCACTCATGGATCCAGATGAATAGATCTGTGAATTGTTTTCTGAAATAAACTCAGCGGAATCTCTTTGAGCACTAACTACTCTTGATGGGAAGTATGCTTCCTTCAAGGTAACCAGTTTCTCACGGTAGTCTTCTTCACTTTCAAACTCAACACTTTCGGAAAGAGAAGCGAGTTTTTCTTTCTGAGTAACTGCAAGTCCCTCAGAAACTTCACCTAAGATTCCATCGGTAACAGACTCTGCCAGTCTCTTGTTTAGAGCAACATTTCTTTCGATTTGCTCGTTGAGTTTTTCTTCCATTTCATCAAGTTTATTTACCATGCTCTCAAGTACATCATATCTATCTTCAGGGATTGTTACATAATGTTCTTCAAAAAGACCCTTCATTCCTTGGAGGAATGATTCGGTCATCTCGGTCTTAAGACCTTCTTCAACTGCGAGTGCATTTTCTTGGATCCACTCGTCAGCAACATACTCAAGATATGAGTCAACTCTTTCGGTGATCTCACTCTTGAATTCTTCTACTTGTTCTACGATTGCATTTTCGTAGGACTGCTGCAGTTCTTCTCTGATTGCTGCAACTTTAGCATTGATTGCAGATTCAAAGATAACTTTTGCCTTTTCCTGGAACTCTTCGGAGAGTTCTTCACCTTGAAGAAGTGCTTCAACATCTTCTTCAATGTTCAGTTCAACGACTTCTTCTTCGGTCTCTTCAGCAACAACTTCTTCTTCTGATTCGGAAATTGCTTCTTCAACCTTGCTACGGAGAGCGTCCTCTTCGGTCACTTCTTCTTCAGCAACTAACTCTTGGTCCTCTACCTCAACTTCCTCAGCCTTAACCGCTTTAGAATTGACGACATCTCTTACTTGCTTCAGTGAAGCACCAGGAATCTTCAGTTTTGCTGAATCGTCGTCTGCTTTGTAATTCTCTGGGGTAGGACCGCCAAGATCTTCCCAAGATCCAGTTTGACCTGGTGCCATTACACCAGATGCATTACCCGAAGGCATTGGATCGCCAGGTTTTGCGTTAGCGTTAACGGCTGTCTTGGATTGAGCAGTGCCTACTTCCATTTCTTGTAAATCTTTTCCACTGGACATTTGAACTCTCCGATTTTAACCTTTGTGTAGTTTTTAAAACTATATTTATTTATAAATTACAAATTTGATAGAAAATCATTAAACAGTTGAAGTTTGTGCTCTTCAAGAGCACGTTGATCAACTAATGTATTTATCCTGTTTCTGGTATGGGATGCAAATCTTTCACGAAGGATTCCACCTTCCCAAACCCATTCTTTTCCTTCCATGATTCCATCAACAAATGCATCTGGTGCAGAAGGATCAGCGACGATATCTGCAGCGGTTGCCAACATAAAGTCTTCACCAACAATATTTACGCCCTCGTTGTTCATTTTGATTGAACCAACGCCACGAGAAGAAACACCAAGTTTTACTCCCTCATTAATCAGGGATTTGGCAATTTTGCCCATTGGAGTTTCAAGAAGTTTCGCCTTACCGTAAATGTTTGAACCTCTTTGCTCAAGTTTTACGATTTTGTGTGATACACGATCAAGGTTGATTGTTGGTCCATCGGGGTGACCGAGTTCACCAAGTGCTCTACCTTTGTTGGTATACATTTCATTGTATCTATTAACCTCTCTGCAGAGAGTTTGAATAGGATACATTCTACCGTTGCGGTTCTTGATATCGCCTTGAAGGAAAGTTCCCTCAATATACATGCTCTTTTTACCGTTTTTTTCTTCAACGATAAAATCTACGGTTTCGACTTCTTCTCGGATAAGTTTCATTTTTCTTAATTTGTGTATGCTACTGCTTGAGCCCAAACATGTGTACTTATTCCAGCTTGTCCAGTAGAATCTAATGCAGCACCATGTTCTTTTTCAATAACAATGCTACTGTTTGCTGAAACGTAAATGGTTCTGGGCGTAGATCCTGCAACTAGGATTCCAGCAGCTGCGTTATTTGTATTTACAATATAAATTAACGTATTCGAAAGAATAGTTGCATCTACACTTGCTGCTGCTTGAATATCCTCAGAAGCAGATACTGGTCTAATAATCATTCTTCTTCTCCAGGTTGATCCTCATCTTCTTCAGAATCAATTTCGTCGGAAACTTCATCTTCTCCAAAAAGAGTAGAGGCAACATATGGTCTTGCTGCATCAATCTTTTCTGCTGACTTAGTATAT